AATGTATTTTCTAACATACTTTTGTTTTTGGATTGAAAGTCTAAATTAAATTTAGTTTGAGAATTTCTTATAATATCAATAATATTTTCTTTTATTTGGATATTATATTTTGAAAAAGCATTTTTCATTAGTTCATAAGATAAACTGCTCACTATAATATTATTTTTTATTCTTTCAGGAATATCATCATTTTCTAATATCTTTCCATATTTCATAAATTTCCCAAATAAAAAAGCATCATCAATTTTTAAAGCTTCAGCTAATAAAAGATTTCCAAGTTTTTTTAATAAATTTCTATTTTTTTTCAATTCAAAAAAACATTTTTTATTCTCAATATTTAAAGTTCTCTTTGAAAACATTATTAATAAAAGTCTTTCTTTTACTGCTGTCTCTACAAATCCAGTTTCACCAATTAGAAATAATGGACTTTTTAATATATAATTTGTAATTGATTGGTCAGAATTTCCTCTTTTTATTGAATGCCCATCATAAATAGATCTTATTATAGAACTTATTAAGTCTATTCTATATTTTGTCATATTGTTTTCCTTATATTCTTCAATAAAATGCGGAAATAAATTTGATTCACTTTCAATCCTAAGGGAGGCAAATTCTTTTAATTTAGAAGCAGAATCAGCAATTATTTCTCCAAAAAATGGGCTAACTATATTTTCTAATGTTGATGATTTAGCACTGCCTGCCTCTCCACAAAAATTTATAATAGGTGTTTTTATTCCTAAATTTTTTAATCTGCTATGTAAAAAACAATTAGTAATTGAACATAAAACAGGAAAAACAATCTCTTCAGAATTAAAAGAAAACAAATTTTCATATAATATTTCAATTTCTTCATCAGTTGGGATTTCTTCTCCTTCTCCTATTGAATAATCTATAAAAACATCTTCTCTAACAATGAATTTTTCATTGTTAGTTGTTTTGTCTACATATTCCCATTTACCATCATTATTAATTAATCCAAGATAATCAATGCCTACAAGTTTTTTTGGTGACAAATCTGAAACTATTTTTTGTATTATACTTAAATCAGAATCAGTCCCAATAAAAAAAACGCCAAAGTCATTTTCAGACAATCTTTTCTTAAAACTTTTTATTGTTATAAAATCTGTACTTGAAAAAACAATATTTTTGCTAATTTTTATATTATCTTTTAACAATATTATTTCAGAATGATAATATACTATATCTTTGCATTCTACAGTGTATAAAGGTATTATAATAAAATTACTTATAATAAATAATTCTGTAATTATTTCGCCTTTGTAGTTTCTTTTCTTAGTTTCTTTCTTATATGAAAAAGACTCAACATCTTGTAAAATTTTAATATTCATATAATCACCTATCTATATTTTTGTTTGACTTGGTTTTTTTATCTTAATTTGATTCTTATATATAATTAATTCTATTTCTTTGTCAATACCAATCATTTCTATATATCTTTTTGGAATAATTATACCTTTTGCATTTCCTATTTTAACTGGTTTTTTTATTAGTTTTTCAATTATAAACATTTGAAGTGCTCCTCCTTCTTAGTTAAAACGTCGTTATAACATTTTATCACCTGTCTATAAATTTATCAAATTTTTTTAATGTGATAAATATAAGATATTTATTTTGTAACCGCTATAACCCAGTTATATAAAAAGATATACGGTTTTGGTTACGTTTACAAAAATTTTCGTAACCGTATTCGTAACCGTAAAAATCCAGTATTTTCAGGGCTTGTAATACTATTTATTTATTTTAAATACGAAAATACATATATATATTTATACCCTACGTGTAGAAAAAAACTTTTACCATTTATTTATATATAGATGCGGTGTGGTATCGCCAAAAAAACGTATTTTCGTACCCGAACATTGTACATGTTTATATTACTTACATACAGCCAATTTTAAAAGTGTACCCCGAACGTATATGTCACAATATCTATACATGTTTTCGTATCCACTAAATTTTTGCTAGTATACAATAAATGACATACAATTACTTATACTTTAAAATTTTCAAAATTTTAGGCTATATTTTTTTGAAAATTTCCAGATAATTATAATTACGTTATGAAGCAAATTGTCATTATAAATTAACAATTTTCAAAACATTAAGCTATGTATGTACGGTAGGTACTACCGGAAGGGTTTTTCCTAACAAAAAGCCCATAGCCTTGGAAACTGATATCCTATAAAACGAAAATTTCCACTTGTGGTTAGGATGGATTATAGGAAGCTCCCACTTCTATAAGTGGTGAGTAGTTCACATAGAAATTATATTCAGATTAAAAAGTGAATTGTAGTTACTTTCTTTTTTCCGGATACAGAACGAACTGAAAAAGAAAAGAGACTTTCGGCTCAAAGGGATTATTATATGATAATTTTGAAATTTTATTTTTAGTTTTTTAGCACAAAGTAATTATACCATAAAAGCGAAGTGGTGTTTTTTTTTGGAAATTTGCAGGAAATAATTATTTTAAATCAATTTATAGTATAATAATTTAGTGTGTAATAGTGGATGTCATATAGACAATTGGGAGTCTCTAGCTGAAAGGATTTAATTGCTGAGTAGGATGGAAATACCGGTTCAAGTCCGGTTGTGACATTAAAACAGCTTTTAAATTTTATAATTGACTAATTATAAAAAATTATATATACTAAATACGTTGTATAGTTTGGATTGATTCCCCACCAGCGCAAACTATATAAAATAGTAAAAATACCTTATAAATTCGAGTGGGGATTCTGGATTTATAAGGTATTTATTTTTATAGGAGGAAGAAAAATGGAAAATAAAAAAGTACTTGTAAGAGGAGATAGAAGCGGAGTTTTTTTTGGAGAATTAATTGAGAGAAATTGTCAAGAAGTTGAACTTAAAAATTGTAGACGTATATGGTATTGGGATGGTGCGGCAAGCATTTCTCAATTAGCAAAAGAAGGCACAAAAATACCTGATAATTGCAAATTTACAGTTACTGTTGAAAAAATTATTATTACTGATGCAATTGAAATTATTTTATGTACTGATGAATCAATTACATCGATAGAAGGTGTTAAGGAATGGAAATATTAAAAGAATTTTTATTTATTAGCTATGACTATGGCTATGGCTATGGCTCTGGCTATGGGATTAAAAAATATAATAATATGGATGTTTATAAAATTGATGAAATGCAAACTATAGTTTGTAAAATAAAGAAAGTAGACAATTTATTTATAGCAAAAGGTTATATTTTAAATAAAGATTTTACACTTACACAAACTTTTATAGTAAAACAAAATAATGTTTTTTCACATGGAAAAACATTAAAAGAGGCTGTCGAATCACTGAATAATAAACTTTTTGAAGAATTAAGCGAAGAAGAAAGAATTGAAATATTTTTAGAAAAATTTGATATTAATGAAAAATATAAAGGGTCAGTATTTTTTGAATGGCATGGTAAACTTACAGGCAGTTGCAAACAAGGAAGAAGTTCTTTTGTAAAAAACAACAATATAGATTTAGAAAAATTATATAATATAAAAGAATTTATTGAATTATGTGAAAATGAATATGGCAGCAAAATTATTAAAAGATTAAAAGAAAGTATATGATTTGTTATATGGAGGTCAAAACTGTTAACGAAAACTTATAAGAACTTATAAAACCCTATAAATCGTTATAGGTTCGTGGGAATGTATTGTAAATCTCGACTGGATTTTATTCAGGGCTTAAGAGTCTTACACACGATATTTGTAAATGTAACAAAAATTTTAAAATTTTAGGAAAGGAGTAAGTTGAGTAATTAACAGAATATCACTAAAAAGATACTGTTAATATGTAACGTGCGTTGTACGTGAATTTAAGCCTTTGGAGCGTTATATCAAACCGGAGTAGTCATAATCCTTTAGATTAGACCAAATGGGACGCTATGAACAAGGAATGAACTTTATAAAAATTTATAAGCTTAGTATATTAATTTATAGCTTTTTATAAGTTTTACTCAACGGTCAAAATGAAGAAAAGATGGAATATAAAAATTAATGCTATTGGAAGTATTTTGAATGAGAATAGGAATAGATGTAATTGTGGAAATTATACAATTGGGAAAGCTAAAAAATGTATCCAATGCCAGTCTGTTGCAATTACTAAAAGAAATAAAGGTTATGAAAAATTAGTAGATAAAGCAAAATATGGGAAGTGATTAATTTGTTTAAAATAAAAATAATAGGTAGAGATAGAGTTCTTCATGATAGAGATTTATATTATACCGTTTATTATGTCAGAATAAGAAGTGAACCGGCAACTTGTATAAATACTCCAGACATTAGAATTACTGAATTTTTAATCTATGATTCAGAACATGGTTTTCATTGGATTGATTCTATTATCTGTGAACCAGTATAATTAAATTTTTAATGGATAAATGATATCCAGAAAGGAAATATTATGAGTACTTCGGAAATATTTTTAATTTGTTTCAGTGTTATAATCAGCATTATATTTTTGGCTATGAATGCAATACATAATTATTTAAATTCTTTTAAGGATTTTGTTAGTTGCATTAGGGAAATACAAGAAGATACACTTCATGCTAGGCAGTTAATTAAAGATGCTCGTGAAATTGCTAAAGAAGCAAATGAATTAATATATACAGTAAAAGTAAATGCAAAAGACAAAGCTGCTGAAGAAATAGAATGTGAAAATACGATGATTGATTTTTCAGAAGATACAATTGTGGCTTTTAGACCGCGAGACCGGGACGATGAATTTAAAGGAATTACTTCTGAAGAATATATTTATCTAAGGGATGGGATTGGAGGTTAATATGAGCAAAAAAATTTATTTGAGCCCATCGACTCAAGAAAATAATATTGGGGCCGGCAGCTATGGAACTGAGGAAAAACGTTGTAATCAAATTGCAGATGTAGTTGAGTTTATATTAGAAAGCCATGGAGTATTGGTTTACAGAAACAAGCCAACCATGACATTGACTCAGCTTGTTAATGATTCGAATTCCAAAAATGCAGATATCCATTTTGCAATACATACAAATGCTTTGAATCAAAAAGCTAGAGGCTGCGAAGTTTTTTGCCATCGAAAAGGCGGCGAAGGTGAAAAACTTGCTAAGGCTGTTTATTCTTTTGTTTCCGGAATTACTCCAACGACTGACCGAGGAGTTAAAGAAGGTTATAATTTTTATGGAAAAGGGAAACATATGTATGAACCATGTTACACAAAAATTCCAGCTGCTCTGATAGAAATAGATTTCCACGACAATCCTGAAAGTGCAAAATGGATTATTGAAAATATCGAAAAAATTGGTGCTGCCATTGCAAAAGGTATTTTAAATTATTTTGGAATTAAATACATAGTTCCAAATACAGAATCTAATAATATTTTTTATAGGGTAATTGTTGGATCGTATGCTGACAAAGACAATGCAGAAAAAAGAGTTGAAGAATTGAAAGAAGCTGGATTTGATTCTTTTATTGCAGTTTATAAAAAATAAGGTAAAAATATCTGAAATTGAGGATGATAAATTATGACTATAAAACAACTTTGTAAAAATGATGAAAATCCAAATATAATATTTAGTTACTATTTTGAAAAAAACTTAAGTAAAATGATGAAAATACTTGCTAAAAAGAGAAAGGAAAGAATTGTTAAATGATATATGTATTAATGTTAATAATTGGTGCCATTCTTGGATATATAGTTCTTGCTGCATCAGAAAAAAATAAATAGTTTAGCCGAAAGGCTATTTTTTTGTATTTTAAAACTTTGTGGTATAATTCAATCATGGAAGGTGTTTAGTATGGCTAGAAAAAGTAAAGATAACCCTTATGGGATTACTGCAAAACAGCAATTATTTTGTGAATTTTATATAAAAAATTTCAATGCAACCCAGTCATACATAAATGTCTATGGTGGTAATTATAATAATGCGAGTAAAAATAGTTATAGATTGATGGGAAATGATGGAATTAGAAAAGAAATAAAAAGACTTCAAAAAATTGATGAAAAAAGTTTAGTTGACAAAAAGACTGTTTTAAAAAGAATTGTAAAAATTGCTTTTAGTGATATTGGAAATTGCGTTGATGTTGACAAACAATGTATGCTAATTAAAAAATGGGAAGAGATTGACACTTCTTTAATTTCTGAAATTTCACAAACTAAAGAAGGTATAAAAATTAAATTGATTGACCAAAAATGGGCATTGAATTTTTTAATTAGGTATTTTGGTTTAGATCCTGATAGTACGCATCAAAAAAGATATCTTGATAAAAAAATTGAACTTGAAGAAAAGAAAATTGACAGTGACAAGAATGTGGAGGAACTTAAAGAAACAATTACAAACTTTTTGGAAAGCACTAGGCCAACTAAAAAATCTGTTATTGATGTCTTTTCGGATAACGTAAATGAAGACGATTAAGAAAGTATCTAAATTTAAGTTTCAACCATTTTCAAGAAAGCAGTTACAAGTTTTATATTGGTGGAGACATGAAGAAATTGGCAAAAATGATATAATTGTTTCAGATGGGGCAATCAGATCAGGCAAGACAATTGCAAATATAGTATCTTTCATGCAATGGTCACAAGAAATGTTTGACTCAGAATCTTTTATAATTGCTGGGAAAAGTATAGGAAGCTTGAAAAGAAATGTTGTCAAACCATTATTGCAAATTTTAGCCTCCTGGGGTTGGAAATATCATTATAATAGGTCAGAAAATTTTATAGAAATTGGGAAAAGTATTTATTATTTATTTGGTGCTGTAAATGAAGCAAGCCAGGACGTTTTAGCAGGACTAACAGCAGCTGGAGCATTAGCAGATGAAATTGCTTTGTATCCTAGAAGTTTTGTAGAACAAATGATTGGTCGTTGTTCCGTTTATGGTTCTAAAATATTTTGCAATTGTAATCCTGATAACCCATATCATTATTTTAAACTTGAATACATTGACAAAGCTAAAGAAAAAAAAATTTTGTATTTACATTTTACTTTGAATGACAATTTGACTTTATCTCAAGAAATAAAAGATAGATACAAAAGAATGTTTACAGGAGTCTTTTTCAAAAGATATGTTCTTGGGTTATGGGTAATTGCTGAAGGTATTATTTATGACATGTTTTCGGAAAAAATCCACGTTGTTGATTGTTCTCACATGAAATTTACTGAATTTTATATTAGTTGTGACTATGGAACATACAATGCTTTAAGTTTTGGTTTGTGGGGATTTAACCCAGTCGATGAAATTTGGTATAAATATAAAAATTATTATTATTCCGGAAAAGAAATAGGTCTTCAAAAGGATGACTCTCAATATTATATTGATTTAGAATCTTTTATAAGAGATAATATAACAAAAGAAAGATTTTTTGGAAATATTCCGGATGAAATAATTAAAGAAAAAAAAGAAAACGAATATATAATTAAAAAAAATTTAAACGGTATAGTAATCGATCCATCTGCATCAAGTTTTATCGCAACAATCAGAAACGATGGGAAATATCATATTATAAAAGCTGAAAATGATGTTTTGGAAGGAATAAGAAATATGTCAACTGCATTGGCCATTAACATGATTAAATTTGATAAAAGCTGCACTGATAGCATAAGAGAAAAATATTCTTACAAATGGGATGATAAAGCTTGCGAACGAGGAGAAGACAAACCAATTAAGCAGTTTGACCATTGTTGCGACGAAGAGCGCTATTTTTGCAATACAATATTATTTCCAGGAAGACAAACAATTTTGTATTAAATAGAGGTAACTTATGAATATTATAAAAGCAATAAAAGATTTTAGACAATTTTTATCTTTCAAAAGCATGTACGCAGAACCTTGTCAAAAAGGACAAACATATTGGAGTGTTCAAAATGACAAGGAATATATAAAACAAGGATTCAATCAAATAGTTTGGGTTTATGCTTGTGCTGCAAAAATTGCAAGTTCAGTTTCTTGCATTCCTTGGAAACTTTACAAAAAAAATAACAAAGGTGAGCCTGAAGAAATAAAAGTTCATCCATTGCTAGATTTATTTAATTATCGAGTTTCTGAATTTTATACAAGTTCCGACTTTTTTGAAATGTGGGCTATGTATTTGGCGTTAAACGGCAAATTTTATGCTTTAATGGATATGCCGGTTAGACCTTCTGAATTAATTCCGCTGCATCCGTTCAGAGTAAACCCGGTAATTTCAACAGATAATGAGCACATGGTTCAACTTTTTAAATATCAAGATAAACACGAATATTCACCTAACTTAATTTTGTGGTCTAAATTTTTTGACCCACTTTCATTTTACGATGGGCAATCTCCAATTCGAGCAGCTGCAAGGACAATAGACACAGAAAACTCCGCAATTGCGTGGAATAAGGATTCATTCGACAATATGGGAATGCCGCCCGGCGCACTGATGTTACAAAATGTTTCAAAACAAGTAATTGAAAAGCTAAAAAGTAAATGGAAAAAAGAATTTGCTGGACCTCAGAATGCTAGAATGCCATTAATTTTTGACTCTGAAAAAATGCAATATCTGAACTTTGGACTATCTCAAATAGACATGGATTTTTTGCAGCAAAGAAAATTAACTAGGACAGAAATTTGTTCAGCGTTTGGCGTTCCTGGTCAAGTTGTTGGAGACCCAGAAGGGCAAACTTATGCAAACTATGAGGCCGCTTTAAAATCATTTTGGGCTGACACTGTTATCCCTAGGTATCTGAAAAAAATTCAACAAGAGCTAAATAAAACAATTGTTCAAAAATGGGATCCTTTATTTTCTGTTGATTACGATACTTCAAATGTAGAAGTATTGCAGGAAAATGATCAGATAAAAGTTGATAAATATACAACATTATTTAATTCAAACATAATTACGCTCAACGAAGCAAGGGAACCTCTCGGATTTGAGGCTGATAAAAAAAACGGTAACAAATACAGCTATGAATTAGCATCAAACATTAGTGATATAAATGATTATGAGGATGATGAAGATGATAACAGCTGATGAAATTGAAATTAGACGAACTAAATGGGACAAAAGATTTCAAAAAGATTTATCAAAATATTTTAAAAAATTAAAAAAAATAGATTATAACACTGAATCATTTTCACAATTACAACTAGATGTAAATAGAGCAGTAGACAAATCTGGGTTAACTAATGTTTTATATAAATTATGGATAGATTGTGTTAGAGATTTTGGAATTTTTACATATGGAAGGTTGAAAAATCAAAAAAGTTTTAATTTACTTGAATTTGGATTAATAAGTTATATTCAGGGAGTTGTTTTTCAAAGGGTAACTAAAATAAATACATTTTCAAAAGTTGCATTAAGCAGAATTTTAAATAGAGCATATGAAGACGGA